GACTGGTTATGACCTGGTTCACAGGAAGCTGAGCATTGTCACAGAACATGCTGACCTTGCGACCCCAGCTATTGTTGCTCACGCAGGGTGGATTGTTTACGGTTACTTCAAACCGGTTTATCTTGGCCAGTCCGTTGTTGCGAACCTCGGCTAAAAAATTGGTTATGTTGTTGGTGGCCTTGGCCATTACATGTTCCTTAGTGTTCGATTAAACACTTGCTGTTTGCCTGCACCATGAAATTGCTCTACAGGCATCATGGCTGCATTTAACCACTGATCAGGTGGTATGTTTAAAAATCTACTCTGTACATGACTGCTTAAATAATGTTTGACACAGGCACCAACACCAGCAAATTTACTGCTGCTGCTTAGTATGCGCCAGCTTACCTGAGCCTGGCTACGAGGGTCAGTTTCATCAACCAAACTTAATAATGCACCCATGATTTTAAATCTAAGAGCATAGGGCAAATAATGAAGATTTATGCCTAGAAATCCCCCTGGAGCCGTGCTAAACGGCAGCACCAGAGGCAGTGTGTCATACACCGGCAAAGTGTCCTTGTGTTTAGGATCATAGCTAAACAGATACAGCTGACCAATGTTTATGGTATTATCACCATTGTATATGGCTCGATTGACCTTGCCGGTCAGACCGGGCAATCGGCTGATCTGTTGTCTGTACCAGTCCTGGCTGCGTCTAACATCGCCGGAATTGATCCTAAGATCATCAAAAGGATTTTTCTTGGTGGCCATTGTTTATTTATCTAATCCTAGCTCTTTTTCAGTGATGATCTCAAATTTCCAGCCCTGATTTTCACAGAATTCTGTAGCGGCTTTCCATTTGGCCTGATTGATGCCCCAGGTATAAACTTCTTCGATGAACTGGCGAGTTCGGCGTTTGGGAATTTCTGGTGGTCGGGTAAATTTAGCAGGTTTAACTTCTATGAGATATCGGCTAACCTTACCAGAACTTTCCTGTACCTTCATGTAGAAATCCACAAAGTATCTGTGTATTTTTCCATCGACTGGTGATAAATAAGGTATGACGACCTCTTCGCTGCCCCATTCTAGTACATTGGGATTGTTGTCGCAGTATTTCATGAACTTAAATTCCCAGAGACTGCGATAGATTACGTTTATGGGATTACCTGTGTATTTCACAGGATTGACAACTCTGTAACGACCCTTGTAGACATTGTTTGAATACATGATAAATATTAATTTAATTAGATACACTTATTTATAGGACCAATCATGGCCGATATCTTCCAAACCATTGGTAATGTAGTCAAAACCGCTGCGGGTGTTGTACAAAACCCCACCACGTATGTTCCACCTGGAATCACCAGTGGCAGCGTAGGCGATCCTCAGGCCGGTGTTGATTATCCTAACTATACTCCCATACCAGTTGCTGCCGGAAGTCCGGTCAAAGGCACCAGTGTGGATTCACTTACACCTGGTACATTTACAGCTAGCTCACAGAGCGGCGGTAAATTAAAATACAATGTTAAAAGTTTAACTTATCCTAGCAAAGTCAGTGGTGCAGCGGATCTACAACACTATGTGGTGTTCTTCATCAACATACGAGGTAAAAGTAAATTTAAAGATAGTTATGGTAGCAAAGCAGCCATAGCATCCAGTAATAACCTGGCTGGCCTAGATGCTAATAATTTAGTCAATGCTGGTGCGGGTGCTTTGGGATTTGCTGGTGGCATAGCCATAGCCAGTACAGTGCTGGCCAATGTTAAACCAACTCGCGTAGCAGGTAAACTTTTAAAACTTGCTGGCATTGGTGGTTATGGTGTTGCTGGTTATCAGGGTGCTAAAGCAGCCAATAATGCTGCGGGATTGTTTGTTCCAGATCAGACTTTTAGAATTGATCAGGCCATCATGCTGGCTGTCAACGAAAAACCCAGCGTAACCTATGGTATTAATTACGAAGGCAAAGAGCTCGGCACTCTGATTGGTTGGTTAGCCGGTGGTGTAAGTGCAGCCGATGCTGTTAAAAAATCTGGCGAAAATGTTGAACTAGTACGAGCAGCTGCCATGGCTGCAGCTAAAATACCATCAGGCATAGCAGATGCTCTTAATTTTAATCTAGACCTGGCTGATGCCATAAGCATTGGAACTGGCACAACACCAAATCCATTCCGAGAACAGGTATTTAAAAATGTTCAGACTCGTGAATTCTTGTTTAATTATAAATTCCTACCACGTAGTCAGACTGAATTTGATAATGTACAAAAAATTATCTATCAATTTAAATTTCATATGCATCCTGAATTAAGTTCAGGTAAATTATTTTACATATACCCCAGTACCTTTGACGTAGTGTATTATTATCGAGGCAAGGTCAACGGTGGAGTACATAGAATTGCCACCTGTGTGCTGGAACATCTGAGTGTAGATTATGGCGGTCAGGGATTTAATACCTTTAACAATGGCGGATCAACTGAAATTGATATTAAACTACAGTTCCGTGAACTTGAAGTTATGACCAAAGATAGAATTAAAGAAGGATACTAGGCATGTACTTTAAAAATTTTCCATTAATGAATTATAGTCTAGATGGTGGAACAACTACATTTTTAGCCACGGATTTTTTTCGCAGAATTGTTGCCAGAACCAATAACATACTGGGGGCTACTGCGTATACCAAATATGTTATACTCGAAGGCGAAACACCAGACATCCTGGCTGAAAAATTATACAATGATACTAACTTATACTGGGTAATCCTGGTGGCCAACAACATTATGGATCCACGTTGGGAATGGCCCCTGAGCACTCTGGCCTTGAATGCCTACATAACTGACAAGTATGGTGCAGGCAACGAATATGCCATACATCATTATGAAAATAGTCTTGGCGATGTTGTACACAGCAGCTATGCCGGAGTTAAAACCGCAATCAATAATTCTTATTATGAAAATCAACTTAATGAAGATAAACGCAGCATCAGTGTGCTTAAAGCACAATTTGTTCCAACTTTTTTAGATAGTTTTAATGGATTATTAAATGGCTAGTTCGACCATGAAAGATGGTGTTCAGGACGCTGGTGATATTGATCTACAAGCCGTAAGCATAATTACATCATCGGGCAAAACATTTGATTTACTCGGCGGATACCTAGGCGAATTAAATCTCTACGAAGATCTGTTTCGTGGCGGGCTGTATGGTAACATACTAATATTTGATGCAAATAACATTAACCAGGTACTGGGATTGACCGGTGATGAACTACTGTACATCAAAATGGTTACACCTAGCATGAATGACAATGTCATAGAAAAAACCTTTAAGTGCTACAGTATAACCGATAAATTCATGTATTCGGATTCGGGTAAACAGACCTATATCATACATTTTTGCAGCCCCGAAGTATTCATGGACGCGCTCACCCCCATATACAAGACATTTAAAAAAGCTCGAGCCACAGATTTAGTTGGGCAAATATTTGAAAAATATCTGGCTACTAGCCGCACAGGTGGAACTGGATTTACTCCTTTGGTGATCCTAGGATCTGCTGAAAATGAAATACAGTTTACCAGCCCAGGCTGGAGGCCCAGCCGTTGTCTAAACTGGTTAGCCAGTAAGACCAAAGAAGCCGGATACAATAATCCGGGTTATGTATTTTTTGAAACCAACAAGGCATTTTATTTTGCCAACGTCGAACACATCATGGATCTGGCTGTACAGAGTAATACCTATTATTCTGATTATTACTACATGGCCAACAATATAGATAGTGGTTTTAATGGTGTGCAGTACAGCAAGGACATAGATCTGGAATATAAAAAAGCCGCGGACTTCAAGGTCATAGAAAGTTTTAATGCACTTAAAAATACCCAGACCGGATACCTGGCTAACCGATTGTTTACCTTGGATTACATAAATAAAAAAATTGTATCCACAGACTATGATCACGTTGATAACTGGGGTGCTTTTAAACATTTGGAAAATATTAAAGGTAAAGGTAGTGGTGGAACTCCCTTACCACCATTTAATGCCAGTGATCCAGCTACTGGTGGTGCACTCAGAGCAGCTGCAGGTTTTAATCAGGTATATGTACAGCACCCAAATTTATACACAGGTGTTACTCAAAATGCCAATGAAATTATTGATACCATCATGCCGGTTCGAACCAGCACATTGGCTGAGCTGGACAACTGGAAGATTGAGATCACAGTTCCGGGTCGTACCGACATTGAAGTTGGTGCCATAGTAAATTTCCATTATCCAGATGCTAGTCCCCGAGACCCTAGCGATCAAAATAAAAACAAAGATGATAACTATTATTCAGGATTTTATCTGGTGACTGCAATACGACATAAAATAACGCATATCAAACACATGATGATACTAGAGTTGGTCAAAGACTCAGTTAAATCTCAACAAAACGCAGGATAGATCATGGCAGCAACAATTAATAATTTATTTGGTAAACAGGGATTCTTTTGGTGGGTTGGCGTTGTAGAAGACCGCAAAGATCCACTTAAACTAGGACGATGTCGAGTTCGCATAGTCGGATATCATACTGACAATAAAAGCGAAATGCCCACGGCAGATTTGCCCTGGTGTTATCCCATACAGCCCATACTAAGTGCAGCCAATTCTGGCAAGGGTGATGCTCCAGTAGGACCCCTGGAAGGAACCTGGGTGTTTGGTTTCTTTGCAGACGGAGCCGAATGTCAGCAGCCCATGATGCTGGGCACCATGGGTGCCATACCTACCAGCAGTGCAGCCTGTAAGATACAGAGTTCACAGAATCAGGCCATAACTGGTGTACAGCGAGACAGCCGGGGCAACGTCATCAATGATGCCAATGGTCCTGTAACCGTACAGCCTGAGGCTACAGATCCAGGCAACACCAGCAGCAATGCCATAACCAGTACCCTACCACCGCTGACTCAGGCTCAGACTCAGAGTCTCATGGATGCCATAGCTCAGAAAGAAAGTTCTGGTAGCTATACTGCAGTCAATCCAGTCACGGGCTATGTTGGTAAATATCAGTTTGGTTATGCCATACTACAGACTCAGGGCTATGTTCGAGCTCAGCCTGGACGGAGCATAGCTAATTCAGATCTGTACAATAACAATCTCTGGACTGGTAAAAATGGTATCAACAGTGTAGATGATTTCTTTGCCAATAAAAATAATGTGCAGGAAACTGCCATGTTTGACAGCATGCAGACCAACTATGGCATACTTAGAAATTCCGGAACCATAGATCCAGCCACCAGCTCACCAGATCAGGTTGCGGGTTATATTGCAGCCAGTCAGCTGGGTGCAGGTAATGCCATCAAGTTGGCCCAGGGTGGGTCATTTGCAGACCGCAGTGGAACTACAACTCAGGACTTCTACAACATAGGCAGCACTGCCGTGGGCGGAACTGGCACAGTCACAGCCAATGTACTGGCTCAGGCACCAGGCAATAATAAAAACGGTTTTGTAGGTTTTTTAAAAACAGCCTTTGGTGCTCTTAATGATCCAGCTCTGGGAACTCCCGCAGGTTATACGGACCCCAACAGCACCTATCCAACCTGTGATTATACCAATCGAGCCGATACCAATCAGCTGGCCACCAATGATGATGCTCTGAAAAGCACACCATTAAAACCCAAACAAGAAAATCTGGTCAAGGACATAGAAACAGCCAACAATGCCGATGGCACCTGGAACGAACCACCCAGTGCGTTCAATGCCAAATATCCCTACAACCAGGTCAAGGAAACCGAAGCTGGTCATGTAATTGAAATTGACAATACTCCTAATGCCGAACGCATTCACATCTATCACAAGGCTGGCACCTATGTAGAGGTTGATAAAAATGGTACTGTGAGCTATCACGTAGCTGGTGACAACTATGAAGTATTTACCCGCAACAATAAAATGTATACAGCTGGTAACTGGGACATAACTGTGAACGGTGCCAATACCTTGCTGGTTAAGAACACTCTGGATGTTGAAGTGCTGGGCAAAACCACAGTGGTCATACACAATGATTGTGATGTCAATGTGGCCGGCGATCTACGAGTCAAGGCCAAGAACATCTACATGGATGCTCAGGAAGACTTTATCATAAATGCCGGCAAAAATTTCAGTGTAAACACTGGAACAGATTTTAATGTCAAGGCCGGTAACTATGCCAATGTTAATTCTGGTGGCGACATGAACTTCAATGTGGGCGGTGACGAGCAGCACAAGGTGTCTGGCGATTTTGATGCCGATGCCGCACTCATAAATTTAAATTCAGGTTTTGGGCTGGGCTTTGTGCTGGGCGCCCTGGGTGCCAGCGGACTACTGGACGGCATAGCCAGCGGCATTGGCGACGCCATAGGTGTGGACTTTACGGGTCTGAATCCTCTGGCCACAGATGTAGCCAATCCGCTGAACAGCATAGGTCAGGGTGTGAGCGAAATCACCGGAAGTTATGCAACTGGTCTGGAAGGTCTGAGTCAGGGTGGACTTAATTTACTGGGTGCAAGCAACATTGCCACGGCCAATTACTTTAATGCCGGAGGTTTTGGTGACATACTGGGTAATGCCCTGAGCAATCCGGCCATAGCCAATGCAGTATCAGTGTTTGG